AGTAAAAATAAATACTAATAACCTCAGTACTGGCTACTCATCCCCCGTGTATCGCACGGCTACGGTGGCCCCAGAAGGAGTATGTATTATGCCTGAACTAGCAGAAGTAGAAGAACCTACAAGAAAAACTTTCGTTTCTCGACCAAATTCAAATGCAGATAAAATTGAAAAGGAAGAAGAGGAACTAGAGAAACTTATTAAGGAACAGGAGAGTGCTGAAGAAAATAGCGGACATGTCATTGAAGACGATGATGCTCCCGCAACACCAGAAGAAAAAACATTTAAGAAACGTTACGGTGATTTACGTAGGCATTCTCAAAAGCAACGCGAGGACTATGAAAATAAACTAGCTGCTCTTAAGACACAACTTGCAGCGGCTACTAATCAACAGATACAGCTACCTAAGTCAGAAGATGAACTGTCAGAGTGGGCTGAAAAATATCCAGATGTTGCAGCTATTGTTGAAACTATTGCTCTAAAGAAGGCAAAAGAACAATCTCAAGATTTAGAAGAAAAGGTGCAAAAGATAAATGAATTACAAGAAAATGCAAACAGAGACAAAGCAGAGGCGCAGCTTATGCAGCTACACCCAGACTTTGAAGAAATTCGTGGGTCGGACGATTTTCACGAATGGGCTGAAGAGCAGCCTAGTTGGGTACAGAACTCTCTGTATGAAAATGACACCGACGCTTACTCTGCTGCCCGTGCTATTGACCTGTACAAAGCAGATCGCAATTTAACGGGTAAAGCTAAAAGTAAGTCTAGCAATAATTCGGAAGCGGCCAAATCAGTAAATACACGTGCTTCTCGTAGTAGGCCGCAATCAGAAAATACATCAGGCATGATTAAGGAATCTGATGTAGAACAAATGTCTGCTCAAGAATATGAAAAAAATTCTGAGAAGGTAATGGAAGCGATAAGAGACGGTAAATTTATTTACGATATTACGGGTTCAGCGCGTTAAATGCTTGACTTTTGTGAGTAAATTTATATAACTATAGAAACTACATGACCCCCATTGTCGGGCTACTCATATGTTAAATAAGCAACTACAGTATTCTTAATGATTTACCTAATTAAGTATAGGCCCGTGACATATATTTATTTGCAAGACTTATATGTTATGCACCCTAAAAAGATTAGCCGCAATGAGAAGACAGTAAGTTAGCGTCTGTTTTACGTGAAAGGATAATACAATGGCTTTTCAACGTGCAGCGGGGTATAATAGTCTACCTAACGGTAATTTTAGCCCCGTAATCTATTCCAAACAGACTCAGCTTGCTTTCCGCAAGAGTTCTGTTGTGGAAGATATCACCAATAATGATTACTTTGGTGAGATCGCCAATTTCGGTGATACTGTTCGTATCATCAAAGAGCCTGAGATCACGGTCAAAGAATATGCTCGTGGTGCTCAAATTTCTCCTCAAGACCTTGATGACGAAGATTTCAGCCTTGTCGTAGACAAGTCGAACTACTTTGCTTTTAAGGTTGACGATATTGAGGAAGCACATTCACATGTGAATTTTCAGTCGATGGCGTCTGATCGCGCTGGCTATCGCCTCAAAGATCAGTACGACATGGAAGTTCTTGGCTACCTTTCGGGGTTTGCACAGGCTTCGCTCAGTGCTGTTGCTAGTACCGCTAATACTACGGTATCTGGCACCAAAGCTGTTTCGACTGCTGGTTCCGACGAACTGCTTTCTTCGATGCAGCTAAAGAAGGGCGACTTCGGTAGCATTACTACTACGTCAGCAGGGACGCATTCTATTCCGCTTGCGCCTCGTCTGCCGGGAGCTAGTGCTCTCCCAACTGCGACTGCATCTCCCAATATGGTTATCGCGAGGATGTCTCGTCTTCTTGACACTCAGTTTGTGGACAAGGACGGGCGTTGGCTTGTTGTGTCACCACACTTCATGGAAGTTCTTATGGATGAAGATTCGCGTCTTCTAAATCAGGACTTTGGTGAGTCTGGTGCTATTCGCAATGGGTTGGCTCTTAATAACCTATACGGCTTTAAGGTATATGTTTCCAACAATCTTCCTTCTGTTGGTACTGGTCCGGGTACTTCAGGTACTGCTAACCAGAACTCTAACTATGGTTTGATTGTCGGTGGACATTCCGCCGCTGTAGCAACGGCAAGTCAGATTACGAAAACTGAGTCTTATCGTGATCCTGACAGTTTTGCTGATATTGTTCGTGGTATGCATCTCTATGGTCGCAAGATTTTGCGCCCAGAAGCGATTGCTACTGCGAAGTATAACGTAGCATAGGGGGGTAGGACAATGGCAACTTTTGACATGACAGCCAAAGCTACCACTGGCGTGAGTGCTAGCTCTAGTGCTATTAACCAAGCTCATAGGGCTGGACAGCAAATGCGTATGATTGAAGCTGTTCTTGATATGGATGCTCTAACGGCTGATGGTTATAGTTGTACGGATGGCGATATCTTTCAGCTTCTAGAAGTTCCTGCAAATACGTTTGTTCTATTTGCTGGTGCAGAAGTTCTGAAAGCTTTTGATGGCTCTTCGCCTACGGTTGATATTGACTTTGCGGCTGGTGATGACATCATTGATGGCGGTGACGTTACTTCGACGGGTATTCTCGCTGAAGGAACTAACGGTCAGTCCAATGACGTTATTACTGGTGCAGATTCGCTATTTGAATGTTTCGTAACGAGTGTAGACACGATTGACGTTAAGTTGATTGCTAGCTCTGCCGATGTTACGGCAGGTAGGTTGCGAGTTTACGCTTGCGCTATTGACGTTAATGGCTGGGCCGAAGATACTGCTGAAGTTGATCGTGATCAGCTTGCGTAGTTAAGATATGGTGAGAGGGGCAAGTGTCCCTCTCACTACTTCTATAGAAAAGAGAGTACATGGCAAATTCATTTTTAACATATACCAATGATGTGCTTGCTAAGTTAAACGAGGTACAACTTACCTCTACAGACTTTGGCGATGCACGTGGTATTCAGATACAGGCTAAAACTGCGGTCAATCAAGCTATTCGCTACATTAATCAGCGAGAGTTTAATTGGCCGTTTAATGCTGCAGAAGCAAGTCAAACTCTTACGGCAGGAGTTGTAAAGTATTCTTTACCATCAAACACGAAACACGTAGACTATGCAACGTTTCGAGTAAGAAAAAGTGAAACATTTGGTAATGAAGCTAGACATCTTTCTCTTATAGACTATCACGAATACTTACATTACTTTATTCGGCAAGAGGACGACACAGTTACAACTACATTAAGTAGTGGTATTGATGACGATGACACTACAGTTCCTGTATCCGATGCTTCATCTTTTGATTCTACAGGAACAATTATTATTAATTCAGAAAATATTACCTACACAGGAACAACCTCTACATCCTTTACTGGTGCTACGAGGGGTGCAGAAAGTACGACTGCCGCTAGTCATTCAACGGGAGCTACTGTAGCTCAGATTGATGCAGGGGGAATACCTACGCATGTATTTAGGCATCCGAATAATACATATGGTTTATGGCCTTTTCCCGATAGAGCTTACAGTTTAACCTTTGATTACTTTACTCATCCTAGTTCTGATTTATCAGCACATGGAGATACAACTACAATTCCAGATAGGTTTGGACATATTATTGTAGACGGTGCGGTAGCTTACATATATTTATATCGTAGTGAAGTTCCTTTGTATGAACGCACGTTTGCACTTTTTACCGAAGGCATTAAAAACATGCAAACCTTGCTTATCAATCGCTTTGATTATGTTAGGTCTACGTATATCCCCAGAGCAGGTGGCACTGCTTATATAACTTCGGCATCTTTTTAATATAGGAGAAAATAAATGACGCAGATACCACAAGGAAATAACATGTTCTGGGATGTGCAGTCGGCTGTAACTGTTGGGTCAACTGCTGGTGGAACAAATGTTTCAAGTTATAATTTAGTAACAGTGCATTTAGACGGTGAAATTTATGTTAACTTTGGCGCTTCCAGTACAGCGGCTGTTAGTACTGCTAATGATGTTAAACTAGCTGCTGGCTTACATTCACTTACTGTGCCTAAACAGGCAGGTGATTCTCAATATTTGAATTACGCTAGAGTAGGTGGCACAGATGTAACTATGCGCCTAATATTGTCATAAGGAGAAGATTTATGTCTCTATTAAATGGACTTATAAATCAAAATGTAGATAGGCATACTAGAGATATTAAAACTCTAACTGCAACTGCATCAATTACAACTGCAGATCATGCAGGTAGAACTCTTCTCATGGGAGAAGTTGGTGGCGATGCTGCTGCCACTTTTACACTTCCTGCTGCTACAGGAACAGGAAGTGTGTTTAAATTTGTTGTGTCGGTAGTTAATACTTCTAATTATCTAATTAAAGTGGCAGATGCAACAGACACCATCGACGGTCAAATCGTAATTACTGATGCAGACGGTACGGATGCTTCTTCTATGGTAACTGCTGCTGCATCAGATACCATTACACTAAACGGTACGACTACTGGTGGGGGTGCGATAGGTGACTATGTTGAAGTTATTGATATAGCATCTAACCAATACGCAGTGAGTGGTATGGTAACATGCGCTGCAGGGTCTAATCCCGCAACAATGTTTAGTGCTACCGTATCATAATATTTAGCTAAGAAAGGAATGTAAAAATGGCTAGTTTTAAAATGACACAAGGTGTATCTCGTGTCCCTGAAGATGTTTTCGTTGAAGATGGTATGACTGTAACTTCAGGAGGACTTACAGTTACGGCTGGAGGTCTTACTGTTACTGCTGGTACGACTACTCTTGGGGGATCGTTTATACGAGATTTAGTTACTCTAACTGCAACCGCAACACTGACAAACGCTGATCATGCAGGACGTATTCTGCTAATGGGCGAAGTCGGTGGTGATGCAGCGGCAACCTTTACGCTTCCTGCTGCAACGGGTTCTGGTGCAGAATTTCAGTTTATCGTATCCGTAGTAAATACATCCAACTATGTTATTAAAGTTGCTGATGCTACCGATACTATTGATGGTTCTGTTACTCTTCATCAAGATAGTGCTAATACGGTTGC